ATATATGCTTGCTCAAACTGCTCCTGGGGCGTGAGGCTGTCGTAATACGCCCGCAGGGACTCGGGGATGGGGAGAGGCTGGGCCTCGGGCACCGAGCGCATAGCGCTTACGAACGCCCGCCGGTCGATGCGGGGTAGTTGCCCACGTGGTGGCAGCACCCCTTCTCCCACGAGCCGTTCCTTGAGCTGGGCATGGGCTTCTGCCGCTTCCTGGAGGGTCGCGCCGATGGCGCCCGTGGGCTCTAGGCCGCGAAGCTCGGGGATGGAGGCCAGCTCGTAGAGGATGGTGTCGAGTGCGGCCGGGCTTTCCACCCGAAGAACGAAGTCCCCGCCCACCTTCGCCGCCGTGGGGTCGTGCTGGCGCAGGACCTCGGCCACACGGCGAAAGTAGGCGTTCGCCACATCGTGGCCGAAGGTGTCGTTGACTCCCTTGAGCGCCCGGANGCTGATGTGGGCGACGTAGGGGCGGGCTGGGTCCTCGGGGAGGAGGGCGAAGGCCCGGGCGTTGAGAAGCCCCGTGTTCGTGTCGGTGAAGAACTCCCCGAGGCGCTGCTCGGGGGTAAGGTCAGCCCACCGCGCGGAGAGGAACCTGGACGCTTCCGGCGCGTCCTCGGGCACGATGTCGTAGAGTTGGTCGGCCGCGCGGATCCAACTAGCGTACGCACCGAACAGCTCGTCCGCAGGTAGTCCCTGGCGCTCGGAAAGGGTGCGGATGAGCGCCCGCGTGACGCGGACGCGGAGGGAAGCGTCGTGCGGGGACGCTTGGCCGCTCTCCACGAGGCGCCGGTACACGGTGTCGGCAAACAACCGCTCGGCGTCGGAGACCTGGATGCGGGGCGCCTCGGGCTCGCCCTCTCGGGGCTCGGTGCCCTCTCTCTCCTGGTCCGCCTCCTCCCGGGCCCGGGCCTGCTCTTCGGCCTCCAGGAGCTCCACGAGACGAGTGAGTTCTTCGTCTAGTGCCTCCCGCTCCGCCTTCGAAAGGCCGTCCTGGACGGTGAGGTGGCGAGCGAGACCCGCGTCGTACTCGGAGTTCTTCTGGACGAACTCCATGAGCCGCTCCAACGGGATTTCGAGGGGCGTCCCGGTCGCCTCGGCCTCCATAAGCTGGCCGTCTACGTCCGGGTTCCCGGTGAGCTGCTCAATGACGGCGGGCAGACCTTCGCCGAAGATCTCCCTGGCGGCGTCGAGGGAGAGGTAGAATTTCTCAATGGGGACGCCGCGTTCGGCGGCCGCCTGAGCGAGAAGCTTCGCCACTGCGCCAGGATCGGCGTGGGCGGTATCGGACTGCCGGGCGGTCTCGATGACCTGCGCCAAGGCAGCGTCGCCCGCCTCGCCCCGGCGGATCTCGGCGAAGGCTTCCGCGAGCCTGGCGTCGAGGAGCGCCCAGTGCGCTTGGGACTGAGCTCTAAGGCCACGGCCCACACCGATGGCCGCCACGGACCCGCCGCCGATGGCGCCCCAGAAGAAGTTGGGGAACGAGTCTTCGAGGATGTCGAGGGAGAGCCCCGCGCCGACGTTGAGCGAGTGGCGGGAGGCGACGCCAACGAGCGTCTCCTGGGCGCCCTCCTCGGCAGCGCCTACTGCGAGCCGGGTGGCGCTCTGGCGGAAGAGCCCCTTGCCCGTTACGAAGTGCAGGGGGCGGAAGAGATAGTTCAGCGCCGCGTCGCCGACGAGGGCGATGGGCCCCACGTACGCAATCGCGGCCTCGCTGGCCGCACGCTTCGCTTCCGCGATCGCCTCCTCGTGGGTACCACCGGCATCGATGCGGCGTCGGTAGACCTCGGACTCCTGGTAGAGTACGCCCTGCTCGTCCAGCAGGTCGATGATCTGCTCAGCCTCCTGGATCGCGCCACCGACCTCGGAGAGCGCGCCGAAAGCACCGCCGGTCAACACGCCGCCGAGCGGACCCGTGACGAGGCCGCCGAGCTGGCCCGTGGCGAGCATCGGAGCCAGCGACCCGAACACGGACCCGGCCTGCATGAGGAACCCGCGGATGCTGGGGTCGTCACCCAGCCTCCAGGTCGAAGGGGCGAGGATGTTGCCCTGGAAGCGGGACCGCTCCTCGGCGATGATCGACTCGACCGACCGACCCTCGTGAGCGGCCTCGCCTAGCTCCATGAAGAACGAGGAGACGGGTTCGAGGGGCCGAAAGTCAGACGGGTAGAACGGCGTGAGCTTCGACGCCCCCAGCGACATGATCGTGTCGAACCCCTCGACCGCCGCGCCCAGGGTCTGGTAGGCCGAACCGAGGAACGAAAGCCCCGTGTCTACGGCCAGGCGGAGTTTCCGGGCGGCGTAGCGGAGCGGGTTATCGAAGAGCCCCACCGGCTTGAGCTGGGGGTTGCCCGAGAGTAGGGCCGCGACCTCTGGCGCCTCTTTCTCCAGCCGCACCGGGTCGTACTCGGCTGCCGCCAGGACCGCCTGGATGGTCTCGAAGTGGTCTGCGATGGCCGCCGGATCGGCACCTGTTATACGAGCGGCGTTAAGAATCGCGGCTTCGCGCTGCTGGCCGGTGAGCTTAACCGGAGGGAAGAGGACCTGGTACTCGTACTTCTTCTGAGCAATCTCCCTCTCACGGAGGAGGCGCGCATTCTCCTCGGCGATGGTTTCAGCAAACGTCTGCTTCGGGTGGAGGCGGTCGTAGAGCTCGGGGTAGTTCTTCTTGAACTCTTCAATGTTCCGATTCGAGTTGAGCCACGCCTCCTGCACCAGGTGGAAGGAGAGATACAGCTCCTCCACCTCGTCAGTCCCGAGCCACTCCGCTAGCGCCATCGCCGCCTGGGCCCGCTGGGTGTCGGGGACGACGCGACTCATCCCCGCCGCCTCCGACTCCACGAGGGACGCCAAGGGTAAGGAGGCGTCGCCCACCACCTGATTCAGGAAGTTGGTGAGCCTCTGATCCGTCTCCCGCGCCCGGCGCTCCGTCTCGACGCGAGAACGGAGATCGGCAAGCGCCTCCGCATCCCGGGCGCGCTGCGCTTCGGCGCGAGCACGGAGATCGGCGAGCGCCTCCTTGTCGCGCTCCTCACGTTGACGGTTCGCAACGTCCTTGTCACGCTGCGGAAAGCCGACGCCGATAAACCCCGGATCAATCGGCACGGCGCGCCTCCTCTTCGTCGAGCTTCATCAACCTCTGCATGGCCTCTTCGAGAAGCTCCGGGGGCACATAGTCGTTCGGCCCATAGCCGAGGGTCCTACGCGCCCGTACCTCATACGGATCCATCCCCGCCCACGGATCCATCGTCGTGGCGGGGTCAGCAGGGATGTCTTCTTCTACTTCGCCGTCGCGGTTGTAAACACGGATGGCGACGCCGGGAGGTGGAGCACCTTCGATCCACTGGTCGGTCGCGGGGTCGTAGTAGCTGATGATTTTGTCGCCACTCATGAGCGCTTCGACGTAGGGCTTCACCGATGTGAAAATGAACCCCTTCGTCTTCACCTGGGTATCGGCGAGTTTGATGATACGGTCGACGTCTTCCGACGTGAGCGGCTTACCGGCCGCAAGCGCCTGCTCGTAGAGCGACCACATCGCAGCCGTGAACTCACGCCGCTCGTCGGCGTTGGCAAAGTTGCCAGCGCGCGACCTCACCGCGCTGCGGAACATCTCCATGGCGAGGCGGTGGTCGTTCTGCGCCCACCACCGCTTGAACTTTTCAAGGGACTCGAACATCTCTTTGTGGAGGTGGCCCGGGATGCGGAGTCCCCACTCCCGAGCGAGCGCCTCCACGCCATAGTCCTCCGACGCATACTTAAGCGGGTTAAGGAGCATGTCTTCGCGTAGCTCATAGAGGAGACGGATGCTCTCCGGGTCCTTGTCTGCACGGGACTGGCGAAATCTCTCTTCCGCCCGTTGCTCAGCTCGGATGGCACGCGCCTCACGGCGCCACCTTTCTGCCCACTTCTCCATTTCCGCTCTGACCCGGGTCCATTCCTCGCGGGCGTTCCGATCAAGCCACTGCATCTCCGGGGAGTTCAATGTCTTAGTGATGCTGCGGGTGTCCCAGAACGTTTTGATGGCGGATGCCGCGTACCTATCCACCACGCCCTTTCGAGCGGATTCGCGGAGAGGCTTAAACTCGTTTGCGAGTTTCCGAACCAAGCTCCGCACTTTCGGATCCTCGATGGAGTCGATCAATTTAGCGAGCTCTCCCTCGTCTACCCACCTGGCGTCTTCGTCGGAAGAATCCCTAGTGGCTCGGAGGAGTAGGTTCTCGTAAGTGCTCTCCGCTACGATGATCAAGCGCTCCTTGTCGATGCGGTCCTGGAGCTGGCGGTGCACGTCCGGCGAAAGAAAATCCTTCGCCTTCTCCAAGTGCTCCCTGGCCTGGTCAAACAAGGTAATGTCGGATCTTTCACGAGCGGCAGCGAGTTGCCCGTTGATCGACGCAAGGTGGGCGCGTCCACTGAGACGTTTGAAGTGGTGATCAATGGCCTCCTCTGGAGCCCCCTGCATGATAAGGTGGGAGCGGACCGCGCCAGGCACCTTCTCGCCGGTCTCCTGGTCTTCGATCCAGTTTAAAGACTGAATGAGGCTCTGCACAGCCTCGAACGTCGTAACCTTCGCTGCATCCTCCACCGCCTGCGTCTCGGCTACCGCGGCCGTCTGCGCGGCGGCCTTCTCCGCCTCCGACAGCGCGTAACCTCGGAACCGGATGGTGTCCTTGGTCACACGAGGTGCGAGCATCAGCTCGTACTTCCGTCGCAGGTGAGACGGCAACTCGGAGAGCTGGTTCTCCCGAAATTCTTGGAGTCGCCGCAGGCTCGCCTGGTACCCCTCGGCGTCGAGCGGGGCGTAGCCCCGAAGCTGCTGAAGCTTCTGAAACTCCCGTTCGCTTTCCGCCACGTACTGGTTGAACGCTTCCTGGAGGCGGATGGTTTCGAAATGCTGCTTAATCTTCTGCCCTTGCATGGCGAGCTGGGCAGCTCGCTGGAGGGCCTCCCCAACCAACGTCTCCGGGGCAATCTCCGGCTGGCCCTGGCTCGGCGTGGCGATGGGGCGAAGACGTTGCGTGCGACGATCGCGAATCGGAATCCGTGCCATCAGAGTGCCCCCGCAATCGCACTAGCACCATGGGAGAGGCCGGAGAGAATACCCATCGGGATCGCCCAATCACGCTGCCTACGGAGCGACCGCGCCTGCCGGAGCAGCACGTCAGACTGGTCGAGCAGTCCCATCGCCTCCCGGATAGCGTTCTCCTCGACGGTGGCGGCGTCCAGCTCACCAAAGAAACGGGTCATAAACCCCGCCCCCGTAATGGCAGAAGACCCCTGGATGTCAAGCCCCGAGGCACCTGCGAGGAGTGTCTGCTGGGACAGGATGTTGGCGGTCTCCCGGCGCACCATACTGGCCTCGATGGAGCCACGGCGGAAGGCATCCATGGCTGCGATCTGGGCGAGCTGTGCCTCTGTCTTACGAAGCTCCGCAGCCTCGCCAAGTTCCCGTCGCTGACCCACACCACTGAGGATTCCGCCAGCGATATTGAGACCCGCAGCAAGGAGAGCGAAAATCATGTCTCTCTCCGAAGCACGGCAAGGTAGAAAGGCACGTCGCCTACCATCACCTTACCATGTATCGAAAAACCCATCCACTTCAACCAACGTATCGCCCTAGTGTACCGTGAGTCAACTAGGTTCCACACTGTAGAGTACCGCTTCCGCAGGTACTCGGCAAACGCCCTGCTCCCGCGAAGGAACGTCTTCTTGTGTCTCCAAATGCCCTCACCGGTGAGGCACCACACGACGGCCTCGCCGCCGAGGAGACCCACCTCGCGAACACCCCACATGGCGATGGGCTCGCCGTCGGCGATCGCGGTGTAGGCGTAGGTGGCGCGGGCAAGCGACTCCTCCAAGGCCTGGGCAGGAGACCGACCATAGGCGTAGCACTCGGCCACGTCCTCGGCACGCATGGAAGAGGCGAGGGCAGGGATGTGTGACGGGTCCGCCTTTACGACGTTAACCACCAAGCTTCCCCTCCCGCGTGACACCGAGGACGGTGAGCGGGAGCGGCAGAGGTTGGCGGAGAACGGCTCGCCCATGCTTGTTCCACGAGGAGGCGATGTAGACCTCGACGAGGCCGGTGCNGGGNCCAGGGCCGTAAACATCGGCCACCGTGGTTTGGATCCACTCGGTGAGGTGGTCGAAGTCCTCGCCGGTGAGCAGGCCCCGAGAGCCCACGACCTCCCAGCCGACCTTAGACACGGTCTTCACCCGGAGCTTCTCCACGGGGACGTCCAGAAGCTCCAGCTCGCCGACGTATGGAAGCCCCACCGCGAGTCGGATCGACCCCTGCCTCTCGCCGGGTAGGTTGGGCACGGTAAACGTCACCTTGCCGTTCTCGACGAGGAACGGTCCCAGGACCACCTGGGGACCATCCAACACGTGGGCGACGACGGAAACCTCCCGCCCATTGAGATGATCGAGGTCGGTGAGAGTTATGATTCGATCCGGGGGGATGTCCTTGAAGTAGGTCTTATACCCGTCAAGATAGTAGGATGCGTCCAGCCACTCGATGTGATTCACATAGGTCCCACCCACGCGCCGCCGCACCACGGCGTACACTCGCTCCTCACCGCCCACGCGCAGGGTGGCGAAGTCTCGGATGCGGTCGAACTGGTCGCCGCTGCGCCCCGTCTCGTGCTGNGCGAAGGCCATCACACCAGTGGCCGGGGTGTAGGTAAACGAGACGAACTTCCCGTCTTCGCGCGCCACCCATATGGTAGCCGAGGGCTCGCGGGAGAGCGTCCAGGACCGGATCCTTGATAAGCTGCCGTCCTGGCGGAAGAGGTGCGCGGAAGGGATGGACACCTCCTCCGTTTCGTAGACCCGGGAACGCCCGTCATAGAACGCCCGAAAGATGCGCCGCCGGTCGGCCGCGACGAAGAATACATCGGACCTCAGCACGAGGGGCTGGATTGGCGCAGCGCCCACCTCGGCGTAGATCCTCGCCACAAGGTTCCCCGTGGCGATGGGGCCGCCGTCCCCACCGTCTAGCGCCCACAGGTTCGTGTCGGTGAAGACCAGAAGCTTGTGGTGGGAGACGAGCGCGACGATTTTCTCCAGCGTGTTGCCGCCAAGCTCCGCCGTGAGAGCGTGGTGGGGCGCGGGTATCGGGTACAGGTCGAAGTTATCGAAGGAGTTTACCTGGGAGAACCAGATCTTGTCCGGCGCTTTCTCGGAGGCGGCGAGAACGAGGCGCTGGTCGTGTAGAACGGCGACGGTGGGGTAGTGGCGGGCTACAACTAAGGTACCCCGGTAGTCGTTCAAGTCGCTCAGGAAGTACCTTGGGGGTTGGGTGTAGTCTGGCTCGGCGAAGTAGTTCCACTCGATCACAACGTCTTGTAGGGCAGGATCTTTCATCGACTCGGCCACGAGGCCCCACACCGCGCCGTCACGGAAGCCCGGTAGAGAGGAGTCATACCTCCCCACCGAACCTCGGTAAATCCGTATGGAGTGATGCTCGTAACCCGGGGGCGGGGAGTAGTCGGGTTTCCGCACGATGTACACTTGCCGAACTGGGTATCTGTCGGGGTCGATTCTTTCGAAAATCTCGATTCCCTTTTCCATCCACGGGTTACCGACAGGCCATATGAGTTCCCCCTTCTCATTCCTCCGGGCCGAGTAGGATGTGCCGTATGGGTCACCGTGAAACCAGAAGTTGGTCGGTGCGGTCTCGACGTAGGTGCCCGACGCTGGGTGGTAGTAGACAAACGAATACGCAAACGAGTAACGGTACTTCGTGTCCCGTGGAGGGAGATCTGACCGGTAGGTCCCGGCTGAAGTGCGCATACTCTCGCCTTCGCCGGGGGCCCCCTGGTACCCCCAAATCACCTCCAAATCAACGTCTGCCGCGATAAACTCTGGTTCTGTGGAGAACTCCGTGATCGACCACGTCGAGCCAGCGCCCCGGATCTCATGAATCTTCTTCCCAGGGCAGAACACGAGCACACCACGCCCGAGCTGCTGAAAGCGCAGCTTTGGTACTTCGTAGTCACTGTACGGGGTCGCGATCCCTAGGGAGGCAGAACTGCCGTTTTGGTGAATGCGGACGGTGTTCGCGGTGAAGACGAGAAGATACGACTCGTCCTCCGAGACGTTCAACGCAAACAGCTTCACGTTCGTGCCTGGGGCACAGGTCGCGACGTACCGAAACCCCGGCCGAAACACGGCGGCGCCGTGCTGGTCAATGACGAAGTTGTAGCAGCGGCGGAGCCCGTGGTCGTACTGGGGGAGATCGGTACGGCCCCACAGCGTGGGGGAGAGTTCACCCGCCGCGAAGCTCGTCTGCCGAAGCTCAGCCATCAGAACGCCCGTTCGGTGAGGAAGATGCTCTCCGGCTCCTTGTCTGGACGCTGCTCGCCCACCGCCTGGGCCTTCGCCCACTCGATGATCTGGAGAAAGCGGTTGTTGGCCCTGTTAGCGAAGCGGTTGGCGACATCGTCATCCTTGGCGAGTGAGATCGCCAGGTCGCCGGCGAGCTTCCACGCAAGCGCATCGACGAACAACGGGTGAAACAGCGTCGGGGACTCGACGCGAGCGGTGTAGATGATCTCCGCGTCCTCCTGGTCGGTGAGGAGCACCCGCGCGTCACCCTCGTTCTCAACGCGGAAAGGCACCTTCTGGTCTTCCCTAAGGCCCCTACCGGCGAAGACCTCCTGCACAGTGATGCAGTCCTGTGGCAACGTGTAGGCGAAGGCGTAGCCGCCCCGGCCGCCGCCAGCGAGCGGCGCCAAGACGGCGCGCTTCGTGGCGAAGGGCCAGGGGGCCATGGAGAGGACGGTTTCGAGAGCGGTGGGGTAGAGGACACGGCACAGCCCTGCCTCCGTGCTCGCCTCCGCCAGGGAGGTGAGAACCTTACTCACCCCGGCCCGTGCCAGGGCGATGTTGCACAGCTCCACCGCAGACGTTGCCATCAGATCTTCCTATCAGCCGCTCGACCACCCTTCTTCAGTACGACGCCTCCGACCTTCAAGGTCTCGTCTGCGACCTCGGCGCCCTCGTCTCCCTTGGCCTCGGGCACGTGTGGCCTCTTATCCTCCGCCCCGATGAGATTCCCATTCTCGTCCACGTCTCCAATGAACGTCCAGCCTGGGGCTGGCTCCTGGGAAGCGGGGATGTCCACGAAGTCGCCTTCGCGGAGCAGATAACCCGATGGACCGAAGTGGGGAATGCGGCCGATTCTGTACCGCTTTTTCATGAATCCTCCAAAGCGGGCCGCCCCCGGAAGCGAGGGCGGCCCAGTTCATCACATGCTCGTCTGCCGGGAGGCGACGATACCAGCGTCGATCTTACCCTGAGTTGGAGAGCCAACCACCACGTAGTTCAGCCCGAGGAACTGCTTGGTGGCGCCGATGGGGATCGACTCGATGGGGAACGTGTAGCCTGCCTTGAGCTGTGCCACCGGGATCGCAGGCGTGGTGGCCAGCGTCACAGGATTGGAGGTCAGGTCCTCGTTGTCGGCCGTGATGAGCTGCACCTGGACAGACGTGCCGCCTACGAAGTCCTCGACCACCTGAATGTGGAGCTGGATCTTCTCTCCGCGCCCCAGGTCCCGGTAGTGAGCCGGGATGGGTTTGCTCGACGTCACCGTCCGGTCACCGATGCGGAACTCGCCCGGCTTCACGAACTTGATGACGTTGGTAGACTTGGTCGTCCCGGTGATTGCCTGCCCGGTGGAGAACATGTTCTCGGCATCCATCAACATGGCTTTCTCCTTTAGACAAGAGGCGCCTCGGTGGCGGAAAGGCCGTCCGAGATTTCGATGGGGATGCCCATGAACCGCATCTTCGGACGACCCTCCTCCTCACCCACCGTAATCTGCGCCTTGGCGTAGTTCCTGGCCTGAAGCCACAGATACGTCCACACCTCTCGGTTGCAGTAGATCACGGGGCGCCCNGAGGACGTATCCTGCAAACGAGCGTAGCCACGGATCATGGCGGGGATCAGGGTATCGTCCTCCCCCGAGAGAGTGGAGAGGTCGATGTTCGCAACCCGCACGATGTAGCGGTAGTCCTCGACCGCAAAGCCCAGCTTCCACCGCCAGTCAATGACGTAGCTCGGAATCGGCTTACCGTACTGGTCGGGGACGTCGATGAGCCCGCGGTTGTCGGCGTCGATTCCGGCCTGCGAGCCCTTCGGGTAAATCCCGTAGACCGTGCGGTCCCCCCACACGATGAACCAGAGACTCGTGTTGTTGTTCCCACTGGGCGTCTGGGTGTGGAGGATGATCTGGCTCGCCACCTCCGAGTTCAGGTCGTTGAAACGAGGAGTGAGGCCGGTGAACTTGTGGGCCCCGGTCGCCGTGGTCTCGTACCACAGCGCCACCTCGCAGCCCTGGGTGAACGCCTGAACGACGCCCTCCGACTCACGACGGAGTGCCTCGTTGACGCCATCCAGCTCGGCGAGGTCCTTGTCCACCGCCGTGCGGGCGGCGAGCATCCCGCACGTCTCGTCGAACTGGTCGTAGCGACCCTTCGACATGGTGAAACCCTCGTTGTACCGACGGAACTCGGCCGAGGGCAGCCCCGTGCGCGCCACGATGCGGTGTCCGTTGGTGAGGTTGCCCTCACGCCAGACCGCATCCCGGATCGCCGGGGATTTCTTTGCCATAAGGTCCACCACGTAGGGGACGATGCTCCCATCCGGCGCCTTGAGCTTAGCGTGGTCGGAGAGCGTGAGCATCCCCCTGGTATTCAGCGTTGCCATTTAGAATGGTCCCTCCTTCAACGTGTTGTTCGGCATGGTCCTTTCCAACCATGCGTCGAACGGATCCTTGGATGCATCGGGAGAGTTCGGAGCCCCGTGCGACCCGGCGATGCTGTCCGGCGCGAGCGCCTGCCCGATCCGCATGAACGCGCGGACCAGTGGAGGACAGTTGGTGAGCCGAGCCTCCCGAAGGAAGTCAATGAGCTCCTGCCCACCGAACTGCTCCAACGCTCGGTTGGCGAGGTTCACGTTACGCTCGAACCTCGGCCCGCCGAACTCAGGGTCCTCACGGATCTCCTTCTCCCACCTTCTGTGAGTCTCCAACCACTCGGCCTGGAGCGCTGCTGCAACCTTCTTTTCCGCCTGGAGATATGCGTCCACGATCTTCTGCGCCTTTGCGCTGTCGAGGGCGATCTCCTTGGCGACGTTCTTGAAGGCTGCGACCAACTCCGGGTTTGCACCCTCAGGGAACTCGATTTTGAGTTCCTCCTGGGTGTCCGACGTGGTGTCGCCGACAGTGTCAGCCGGCTTGTCGGCCGGCTTAGCTTCACCGTCACCGCCGAGAATTCCCGGCGGATTGTCGGTGCTCTGCGCCTGGGGTTGGGACGGCGCCAGCGACGCCTGGTCCTGCGGAGGGGACATGTCCTCCACGACAGGATTGGTGGCCGCTTCCTGATTACTCATCGTATTCCACTCCTCGTCGCTCCAAGGCTTCCTGGAGCATTTCCGCCATCATAGCAGTATACTCGTTCGGTGTCACCATCTGTAGCAGAACGTGAAGCTCACGGCCAACGAGTCTGCGCCCCTCGTTGAACGCCGTATCGTTTGCGTGGCCAGTGTATGACTGGTCGAGAAGTCCACAGCCGAAGTTCCCAATTCTCTCGTAGATGAGCCGATACATGAACCTCCGCCCATGTGGGGTGGACATCACGTATCGGAGGTCATCTTGGAGAGACTTGGGAACCTGTCGAAGAAACTCCCGCCGATACCGCTTCTCGTCCACTTAGGCCACCCCAGCGCCTCGCAGCGCTTGGAAGAGCTGCGCGAGCGCGTTGCTACCACTAAGGTCCGACTCGGCGAGCATCTTAGTCGCCTTCGCCTGCTCGACGGCAAGGGCCGTCTGCTGCATCTGGAGTTGCTGCTCAGCCTGGATCTGCCGCTCCTGAGCGACCTGCTCCTCGGGCTTGAGCATGTCGGGCGGCACACCCACCGCTTCGAAGTACCGACGAAGAGCGACGTCGCCGTCCACGTTGTCCACGATCCCCGGAAGCACCGGCTGCATCTGGCCGACGAACGCGAGTCCTCGCTCGATGGAGATAGCCCCGATGAGCTTCTGCGCCTGGGTGAGTGTGGAGATGAAGTCCACCTTCATCTCCATACCCTCAAGCTCCCGTGGCGGCCTGGGGAGAGCACCGATACGGTTGAGGATGAAGTAGGTGTTGAGCACCGCAGGCTTTAGGAACTCGTTATGGAGCCGGGTGATCATCGGCCCGAGCTGGAGGAGCTTCTCCTCCTCGCGGGCGGCGATCTCCTTCGCCGTGCGCTCGGTAGTGTCGTTCGAGGTGATGATGGTGAGCCAGAGCCGAGCATAGAGCGCGTCGGCAATTCGGTTCATGTGCTCCTGAATCGACTCACTCACCGCCACGATGCCCTGGGGCGGAATCTCGTGGATGGGGTACGCCTTCTGCCCGGCGCTGTAGGTGTCGAGGAAGGTGATGCCGTTGGGAAGCATCGAGATCGGGCGGTTCATCGCACTCGACGGCCACGCCGTAGGAGGGGCCGTGAGCTTGTCGATTAGCATCGCCTTCCGCCGCTCGTACTGCTGGAGCGCCTTGGCGTCCCCGAGCGCCACCCAACCCGGACCGATGCCGTAGCTGTCCTCGCCGAGAACGTCCCACCGGGGCGCAAGCACCGGGAACTCGTAGTACCCACTCACCCGAAGCGGCGGCTGGTCGTCGTCGCACTTAAGCTCCA